AACGACATAAGAAATGATATGGCGGTCTTACCACCAGACACACCGTTATTAATAATCTCATCTTCTAGATGTTCTAGGTGAGTGTTCTTATCTTCGGTTAAAAATTGATTAAAGTTATTCATATATTTTTAAGAAAGTTTGATAAACGGAGCACTAAATTTAGAATTGGATAAAGCTAATAATACTTCCTCTCGTACAAATTCCTTTTGTTTTCCTTTTATGTTATATAAAATTTGCAATCCATAGTATTTAGAATACCTCCAACTGGCACCATCACGACCCTCTAGATTGGTAGCTTGTCTTGTAAAATCATCTTTTGATATTTTTGATCCTGATTCTAAACTAGAATACCAAGTGTACATATCATCTAACATATTCTGATATTTTTCTGGATTTAAAGCCATTTGTTTTACTTCAGAAGTAGGAGTTGATGTTTTAATTTTTAAATCAGATAAAATTCCGTCTAAAGGACCTTGAGATAATTTTCCCAAATTGGCATTTGTTCCTTTTATTTCACTTTGCCAACTAGAAACTCCATCGGTACTAAAGGTTCTAAATTGTTGTTTAAATCTTACACCATTCATTTCAAAAAGTAAATAAACATCTTTACCAGACCAAATATCTTTTGAAGCAGATTTAATTTCATAACCTTTATAATTAACATCTCTCTTCTTTTCTCCCATATTAAATAAATCTAAATGGGCATTTTTTACAGATTTCTTCAAAGACATTCCAACAATCAAAGAATTATTTATTTTTCCTAAAAGATACTGATTCAATTCTTCTAGTGAATTCATTTTGTTTAGATCATTAGATAACTGAGCTGAAGTTACGGAAGAATCAAAAGCCCAGATATCAGCCGGAGACCATTTATTTTCATTAGAAAAAGGAACCTTTAATTTTTTATTCAGTTCTTTATACTTTTTATAGATAAGATTTACCATACTGGATCCTCTATGAAAAATATATTTTTTATTAGGTTTAAGATATTTTTTAAATGTAGAATCTTTTGTCCATAAATTAGCTAAAGTCGTAGAAGATTGCACCCAATCTATTCCCATTTTATTTAAAACATTATCATTGCTATCAGTAATATCAAAACTATTACTAAATTTTTTAATATTAGACCTTACATAATTGTCATTTATAGGTTTGTGCCTATTGTGTTGTACCGCGGCCAAATAAACACACTGAGCAGATTCTCCCAAATCTGTTGCAGCAGCGCCTGCACCTGATCCCCCTGTAGAACCAAATTCAGGAGTTTTTTGTAGTAAAATATCTGGAATAAAAACCTCTTGTCTCGACTGGCCCAAAACTCCATTATATCCCAAAGAGCCTGTCCATCTCATTAATTCTGATTTAAAATTATCTTGTTTAGCTACAGTGTTTAAATTACTTTTATAAAATTGTTTTGATGCTGAAGAATTCCAATCTTTTCCATTCCAAAAAACAATAGATTTTATTTTAAATTTTTTATTCCAATCGGAAGATTTATATCCAAATTGTTCTAATTCGGCAACCCAAGATTTTGCTTGATTGGGAGAAACCATTGCGAAGAATTCATCGTTTAAAAACTTATTCATCAAAATACCAATACGTTCTGGTTTGCGTTGCAATTCTTCTTTTAACTTTAACGCGGCCATAACTTTACCAAGTAGGTGTGTTGTTGAAAGATATCTGAGGTTCTAAATTCAAAAACTGCATTAGTCTTTGCCAATTATTACCAATGTATGCAATAACCTTCTTCAACATTTTTTTGATGTATGTTACAAACTTATTATATATACCTTTAATTTTATCTAGAACTGCCTCTGTAAGTAGATCACCTTCGATGGTGTCAAGTTCTTCTTGCATATTCTTTAGGCCAAGACCGACTGCACTGTAGATAGAATAGAATCCAGTTTTCTTTGTGATTCTAGTATTGGGGTCTACTTTCTTTTGTGACCCAGATTTGAATCTTGCTTCGGGAACAACTCGACTAGAAATCTTTTTAACATAGCCTTTGTCTTTGAAAGCATCGTGAACATTTGCCTTATTGCCAGTCCAATCTGTAACTAGAAAATACTGTGCGGCACCTACATTAGTTTGGCCAAACTTCTGAACGCCGGTCATTGCTTCAAATGTAAAGTGGTAGGCAAACTCTTTATTCTTTGAAAAAATTGATCTAAGGTCTTTCTTAAATTCTTCGTGAATCTTATTTGTTTTATTAATCAATTCTGATTTTTGGTTCTTGACTAACTCTCTAGCGTTACCCTTAACATCAGGTACGGTCGTTGACATCATAGAATTGAATTGACTTTCTAATTTCTTGATGGCGCTGTCAATAGGTATATTACCAGACCTACAAGCAGCATAGAATGTGGCAGTCGCTTCAGACTTACCACCACTCATCAACTGAGCACCACTACCAGTCTTTAGAGATATTCTCCTAGAACCGATAAGAAAATCGGTCTTAGGTGTTTTGGTTGCACCTGGCGCTTTGCCGCCAGGAAAGTATGATGCCCAATTAGATGTAACATCGTAGGCATTTTTGGGCATTGCACCCTTGCCTGTAAGATTTAAATTTTTAACAATTTTTTCTCCGGCATCAGGAGAAATCTTTTTATCTTTTGCCGTGTATGAAGGTCCACCNGCAGCTGAAACAATAACTCGTTCCATTTCAAAGGCAGCAGAAGTTGCAGCCTCTGTTAAGTGTTGTTTAAAAGTTTTCATAAGGCTATTTATTAAACTTTGAAGTCAGCGAATCGATCTATTAGTTCTTCTCCTTGGCCATTATCTACCATATCTTCTTGTGCAGTTTGATTGACATCATAAAGTTTCATCTTTGCCCTATCTACTCCAATAATAAACTTTTTGTTTGCAGTCGGATCAGCATATCTGTTTTTCAATTGTTTAATCAAAATCTGATTGAGTTCTTCTAGTTCTTCAGTCTGTATCAATGCAAACATAAAGTCAGCAGTAGCAGGTAAACCAAAAGATTCTGATGTATCTTCTAGACCAATGTCTGTCGATACAAACCCTGTTCTGGTTGTTTGTGTTGCAGAAACAATAGGCAGATCAAACTCTACAGCAAGACCTCTGAGTTCTTCAGCAATACCTTTAATATAAGTATAAGAGTTTACATTAGCACCAGCTTTAAATCTACTCGAAGCACATATGTTGATATAATCTACAAATACAATATCTGGTTTAAAATCTTTCTTCAACATCAGTTCATTAAGAAGTGATCTAAAATGACCACAGTGTGCTGATGCTGTTGGATATTCTTTAACAATAAGTTTGCCTTGTGTTTTCTTTTGAAGTTTAGCAAACTTACTTTCATACATATGTTTAGGCAGATCATGTAGATCATCCATTGTCACATTCATTAAGTTTGCATCTACACGTTCTGCAATCCTTTCTTCGGCCATTTCTAATGTGATATATAATGCATTTTTACCTTGCATCATAACAGATGCAGCCATATGGCACATAAACAATGACTTACCAACACCTGTGCCGGCAATGGCAATATTTAATGTCTTGTTTGGTAAACCACCTTTGGTAATTCTATTGAAGAAATCTAGATCAAAGGATATTTTAGATTCAGAACGATTGTAATATTCAAATCGATCTTCAGATTGTTCCATGTAGTCATGGCCAACGTGTTTATCAAACGATACAGAAAGTGCATCTGACAATAAACTTGGCAAAGTATCGGGTGTTTGATCTTTGTCTTTGCCTTCAATAATATGAATGCTGTTGAGCACAGCATTGTAGATAGCTTTATCTTTACACCACTGTTCAGTTTCATTAGTTAACCATTCAAAACCAACATCTTCGATTGGTAAACTTTCTAAGTATTCTAAAGAAACACGATACTGTTCATCGTTTAGTGATGTTTTCTTTACTTCTATAGCAAGTGCAGCAGGTGTTACTGTACTCTTGTATTCTTCAGCATAACGCCAAATAGATTTGAATATTACCTTTTCAATAGCATCCTGAAAATACTCTTCTTTTATAAACGGAATAACTTTTCTTGCAAATTCTTCATTATGAATCAGATTGCTCAGTATCGTCCTTTCTATTCTCGGTGTCATCGTTTGGGCCAATTTGGATTTGGTCATGTTCCATTCCTTCATCTAAAACAGTCATCAAAATATCTCCGACTGTCTTATTAAATCTATCTAACGAATCTTCATTCACTAGTCCATTTTTATTATACAATATTTCATACTCAAAAGTCAATGGTATTACCTCAACTTTTTCCAAGTCTAATCTATTGCCTTCTGGGTCATATATTGGCAGTTTTACATTTCTATAGTTCCAAACAACACCCTCAAACTCACCCTCTTGTAAACGAAAGGCTTGTTCATCTGTTTCTCTGTGAAAGACGTAATGGTAATTATGCATAATGACAATACGAATGTATAATATATTTGTATCCTGATACCGGTTTTAGGCCTGCATGGTAATACTGCCAAGTTGGCGGAAACATTAACAATCGTCCTCTTTTTGGTTTTACTTCGTATGGAATATATGTGCCCGGTGTATTGATATTCAAAAACTTTGTCTCACCACCTTCCTCTACATCGTTGAGGTAGATAAAGAAGGCAAGAAATCTTCGTGCTGACTCATGGTTCATTACATCAACGTGAGGATCAAATCTATCATAGTCATTATCAAGATATCGTTTCATTCTCACAGCTTCATAACCATACTTCTCTGGCCACATCTTGTCATAGATGTTACAGTCTAGTTTGTAATGAACTATGTAATCTTGAAACAAATCAAGTAGTCCTTTCTGAGCATCATTCCAACCTTGAACAAATAGATTCAGTTGTTCAAATGAAATGGCACTACCACCTTCTTCTTGGTGTACTGTTTCATACATCTCATGTTCATCTTCAAACTTATTGATAAGTTCTTTGCAAGATGTTTCATCTATTACATCATCATAAACTTTGATGTAATTATCCATATGTAAACTTCTCTTTGGCAAACGTATCAAGTTTCTCCATCACTTCTGGTGTAAAGTATTTCTCTGGATCGTTGTTGATAGTTTTACCGAATGTCTTTGTGCCGTCAGGCAATTCAATGCGAGTTGATACTGCATTGAACACGCCGGCTTCTACAGCAAGTTCTAAAAGACCATAATACCTGTCTAAACCCTTCGTATAAGACAACCTAACGTCTACCATTTGATTTTCTTTTGTAAGAC